TCATTTAAATTTTCTGCTCCAGCCTGTAACTGTTCCCCCATATTATCCCAATACTCTTGATTAAATGTCTTTTCTTTATCCTTAATTTCTTCTATTTCTTTGGCTCTAGCTTTCTCTAAAGCGGTAACATCATGATTATATTTATTTCCTAATTCAATCAACTTATCGTACTTCTCGCCAACCGCAGCGATTTCTCTTTCTTGTTCTGTTTTTAAAGAATCTTGATATTCTTTTTCTATCTGTTCTTTTTTATCATACCATGATTTAAAATCGCTAAAATCTGATTCATATAATGTATCGTTATGTTTTTTTATTTCAGCAGCAGCTTTTTCAGCAGCTTTTATTTGAGCTTGAGTCATCTCATCATTTGTTCCTGCTCCTTTTTTCTCTTCTGTTTCTTCTATAGTAAATAAATCAAGATTTTGATTTTTAACTTTTGTAATAAAATTAGATAATGACTTTATATTTCCTTTGGTATGGTCTAACTGGTCATTATATTTTACTAAGTTTTTAACTTCATTATCGTAAAGTTTCGGGGTTAAATGCTGCATCTGAGCATCAAAAATTATCTTAGTAGTTCTAAGGATTGAATTTTGAGTTTGTTGGTATTCATCCGACCTCTTCTGTCTTTTATCCTCTAGTTTAGCTAATTCCCTTTCAATTTTTAATTCCTCTTTTGACCATCTAAGCATTTCTTCCTCTGCTGCTTTTACTTTTGCTAATATGATTATGGAATTAGTGTATTTTTTAGTTGCTATTGTAATATCTCTAATTATATCCTTACCATCTTTTAGATTACCAAAATGTTTCTCATCTAATCCTTTGAGTACATTTAAATTTTTACTGTAATCTTCTCCAGCTTTTATAAGTTTTATAGTCTCCCTTGCTAATTGATTAATTTTAACAATTCTTTCATCGCTTGATTGATTAGCCATTTGCATAGCATTTCTAACTCCAATTTGATGGTCAGCAAGTTTTTCGCTCTCCCTCCTAGCACTTCCCATAGCCGCAGCCAAAGCTAATAAACCGATTGCAGCAGCAGTATATGGATTAGCTAAAAGGTAAGCATTTAAAGCCTTTAATGCAACTCCAAGTTTTACTATTAATGGGATTGCGGCAGCAGTAACGATTGTTAATTGTCCTAAAATAATTAAAACTGGACCAACAGCAGCAGCAAATCCAGCCCACATTAAAGCGTTTTCTTTTTGTGCTTTTGATAATCGAGCAAATCTCTCGGCTAATCCTTTTATTTTTTCAACTATTTTTATAATTGATGGCATTAACATACCCCCAATTTCTTCTGAGATGTCGCCTAATTGATTTTTTAATTGTACTAATGAGCCAGCTCCAACTAAAGCTGCTGCCTCTGCTTGACCTTCGAATGCTTTACTTAGAGCATCAACTGCTGTATTTAATCTTTCTTGAGAGCCTACTGCTCCAGTAATTGTAATCCCGTAACGACTCAATGCGTTTGTTGAAGAGCCAACGGATTTTGCAACTAAATCAGCAGCCTGTACTAATTGCATTCTTTTAGCAACTGCCATGTCTTGAATGATTGGCATAAGCCGTAAAATAGCATCTTCCTCTAATCCCATTGTTGCTAACATGGTTTGAGCAGCGATAGTTTCTTCATCGCCAAATAATGTTATCTTTTGTAATTCTTGAGCTTGAGTAATTAATCTTTGTTGTACATCAACTCTTCCTTTTAAAGCGGTTAATAAAGCAGCCTCAGCTTTAGCTTGAATGTCGAATGCTCTAACAGATGCTCCAGCAAATGCTAATAATGGAGCAGTTAATCCCATTGATAGAGTTGAGCCAGTTTTCTTTAATCCAGCTCCAAACTTTTTCATCTTAGCTTGAGCCTTTTTCATGGCTTTATCAAAGCCCTTAGTATTTGCTCCAAATGCTATCGTTAATAATCCAACTGATTTACTTGCCATTATCTTCTACTTGTCTTTTTATAAATTCAGCTTTCGCTTTTAATTTTTCAAAATCAACCTCCTTACCTTTCTTCTCATCTTCAAACTCAAGTAAATCTTTAGGCTTGAGTCTTTTTCCTTTTGGAATCTGTATATTTAAAAGTAAGCAAGTCTCCCATCTTGAACGCTCCCAATGTTGTCTTTCTCTCATACGTTCTAGCTCTAAAAATCCGCTTAACTTATTCCAAAAATGTATCGGTATCATGTCATATAATTCATAGACAGTCATCCCCATCATTCCCAGACCATACTCTTCCAGCTTTTGCCAAGAAAGCGAGCTTTCTACTTCTTTTCCTTCTTGGCTTTTTTCTTTTTTTCAGCTCCAGATGTTAGCATTGATGTTAATATATTCATGCAACGCTCTATCGCTCCATAATCTGTATCGATTAAATCGGCTAAATCATCGATTGATTGTATCTCGTTTGGTTGTTTTGCTTTTCGATATCCATCTTCTATACCACAAAAGATGAGTTGTAAAGCAGAATCAAGAGACATATCAGTTCCTAATTTATCAAAATCCTGTAATCCCATTCCAGTTCTCATGCTAAATTTTCTTAGAGCATTAAATCCAAAGCGGACAGGATATTTTTTTTCGCCAATTTGCACGAATTTATAATCTTCCATTTGTTATCGGTTTTTAAAATGGTTTCATTGCTCCCTTCCCCGATAACAAGGAAGGAGAACAAATCCACCATAAATTGTTATTAAACTTCTCCTTTTGTTAAAGTTCCAGTTCCTTCTATACTTAAAGAATAAGTTGCAGTATCTTCCGTACCACCAGAAATTGATACACTTGTAATAAACCCTGTTCCTTGATAATAAACATCATCAGTTGTTTGGTTGTCTCCAAATGTAAATGTAACTGCTGTACGAGTTGCACCTAGTAGATTAGTTCCAACTAAGTCATCTATTCCGTCAGTAATATCAGCTCCCGCAGCATTAGTCCACGCATAAGCTCCATCTACGTCAAGTGAATAATCTCTAGTTGATTCTAATACCTCTTTAAAGCCGCCAGATTCTTTATTAGTAATTTCTCTAGTTGCCATATTTATATTAAGAGTACAATTTTGAGCAAAAGCAACAAGGTTATTTGTTCCCGAATGCCCAGAGTATACTTTTAATTCTGTTCCATTTAAAATTGCCATTTTTTCTTCTTTTTTTTATTTAATTAATTAATTATGATAACCTTAGAGCAGCGATTGTTAAACTCGTAACGCCACTATATGTTATTGCTATTTGACTACTTGTATTATTATAAGCTGATGGCGGAAATGGACCAATAAAAGCCTCTCCACTTGCTGCGATAGCTTGAGTTGCATTAGATTTAGTTAAATCTCCATATAAACTCGTATCAACAGTTGTGGTTTGAGCTGTAATTGTTACAGTTAATTCGCCCCCAGAGCCATTTTTTAGATGTAAAAAAACACTTCCATCGTTTTCAACTACATCTCCCCCGCCTGCGCAAGAGGCATAAGTTGCAACTTTACCGCTTTCCGTTATTGTTTGAACTGTCAATGTCGCCATTTTCTTCTAATTTTTTAGTAGTTTTTTTCTTTTTTTTATGTGTTGAGCCGTGATCATTGGATGTTTTTGTTTTTCCTTCAATTAATCCAGCATCAATCATTGCTTTTATATCTTCCGAGCTTACCTCAATAGTCTCTCCAGCTTTAAAAACTTGCCCGTATTTTCTTATATTCTTTAATAATTTATATTTCATAATTATGGTATTATTTGCCTTATATTAAAATCTAAAGTCTTAACGTAAATCCCCTCATTTCCCGCATTAGCAGAGAATGAATCATTATAGCCTTCAAATTGTGATGATTGTATTTTAACATTATTATAAGTTCCTTCTGGAATCCTATCTAATGCTGTTCTTACTTTATCGGCTAAATCTGATGCTTCACTATATGTTTTTGAGTAACACATTACCATTACATCATTAACATCTAGCGTGCTTACTCCTTCCTTTGTATCGTTTGGGGTTGCTCCATTAACTGTATATACAATAAATGGGAATGTAGCAGAGATTTGCGGAGCAACATTGGGATAAATCCTTGTACTCACAATGTCAGAAACAGCCGATGTGTTTCTTAATCTATCATATATTGCTAATCCTACTTTCATTAATACCCAAATTTTCCGTATTTCTGTAATCTTTTCTCATGGCTTTTAATCAATGTAGCCATTGCTTTCTCAGCTTGTTTTATCATATCTTTATTCATCGTGCTTTTTGTAGCGTTCCAAGCTGGTAAGAAAAATGGTTGCGCTTTTCCCGTTCCTTTTCCCCACAGCATAACTTCATCTCCATACTCGACAAATGGTCCATACCATCCTGATTTTCCTTTACCTTTTCCAAAAGCTCCTTTAACTCGTGGACCAACATAAGCTCCCATATATTTCTTGCTAGCTCTTGTTGTAAAAAATCCAATACTTTTTTTCAATCTTCCCGTTTTATTGGGTACTCTTGCTTTTGCCTCTTTAATTAATGGCTTGCTAACATTTCTCCAAAGTTTATTCCAGATTTTATTTTGCTTAATTTGTTTAGGTAATTGAGCAAACATTTTAGCAAGTTCTTTATCTCCTAATAATCTGGTCTTTTCGTTTTGAGCCATTTCTAATCTTTATTAACTGCTATTAATTCAATATATCCTTTTCTCCCATCTAATTGATTGATTACTTCCAAAAAATAATCCTTTGAATCATACACTAATTTTGTAAGTAATGTAAGACTCCCTAAACTTTGATTACGCAAATAGAAATGAACTTTACTTACTCCTTCTATTTTACGATTTACTTCTCCTTCACTTCCTCCCTTCCATAGGACATGAGCCCATCTTGTTGTATAGAGTTCGTATGTTTCCTCTAACTCGCCATATCCATTAACAGATGTGGTTGGATTATATAAGATTACTCTTCTATCCAGTTGTCCTATCTGCATACTTGTATTTTATATTGGTCTAATAACATTTGAGATGTCAAAGGTATTTCCATTGCTGTTTTTCCGCTTATTACACTACTTCGATGCTCGTACCAATGGCCGACCATGAGCAAAATCGACTGTTTAACAATATCGCTTATACTGTCTGTTGTTGTGCCTTCTCCAACTACATATTTGACCTCAACCGCCATTTGTCTTGGCGATAAGTCTGGAAAAGATTGGTCTGGCATTAAAGAAATCCTTGCTGGCATACTAACTAAATCAGCTAAATATACTGATGCAGCTAATGTTTGCAAGCTATCATCTTCATCATAATACTTAATATGAGTGATTGATGCAACAGGAGATTTGTAAAGAGTCTTAATATCCTCCCATGTATCGCCTTTCATTGTGATAGTTGTCTGCATAAAATAACGATTAGTGTATTCCTCAGCCGCTTTGGTTGCAGCAGATACTAAATTTGCAATCAAGGTATCATCATCGCTTATATCCACCTTTAAATGTGTTTTAGCAACTGATGTAGCCACGATTGCTGTTGATGATGCAACATCTACTTTATATGCTCTTGCCATTCTATTCTTTTTATTAAAAAAAGAGGTGGCAGTTCATTACCACCCCTTTTTGTTTTTATAAATCCAAATACTACGCCTCTAAGTTCTTTTGGAATGTTGTCGCTCTTACAGCTCCAGCATCTACAAGACTTGTCATAACATAACGAGGCTCACCCGTTCCAGCATTAGTGTAAACATCGTAAATCACATCAAGACCACCAAATTGCGCGATATGTACTGTTGAGAAATCTCCAAATAAAGCAGCAGTTTTAGCAGCAGTACCTCCAGAGTTAAGATTTGATGTAATAAATGCAAAATATCCATTTAATCTTTTGTCTCTTGGGTCATATAAAGCTGATATATTAGATACTTCAACTAATGACTTAACATCAGCATAAGCCGCAGGATTTAAGATATAAGCCATTCTTGCTCCCTCTAAAGAAACATCAGCAGCTAAAATGTCAGTTTCCATTTTTTGAACATTAGCAGTAGAGATAACACTTGTTGCAATAGATGTAGCATCTTTAAATAAAGATGTTGGTGCATTTGACACATCATCATTAGCTAAAAATGCAGATTCCATAGTTGAAGCAACGCTTTGAGCCATGTTTCTTCTCAATGCCGCTTCAATAGATGCGTTTTGAGCAACAGCCTCAGCACTAACATTAACAATAGAGATACATTTTTTAGGGCTTAATGTTAAAGATGTA